GTCAACGGCAGTTACAAGCTTGGTTCCGTTTTGGAATACGTCCAACTGTCCAACTGTGTAACCTCCTGAAACTGTGAAAGTAGTCTGCCCAGCCGTAGCTGTGTAAGTTTGTCTACGAGCGGTTGCGGGGCCAGCAAAGTTCCCGCTGGTTAACCCAATAACGTCAATGACGTCCCCAACCGCAGCTCCAGTAGCCAAAACAATGGTGGTGCCATTCGACACGTCGACATCCCTAGAAATACCAACGTCGCTATTAACCAGTTTGACTCCGTTTTGAAACACATCCAGCTTGTATGCAGTGTATCCACCAGTAATTGTGAAAGTGGTTTGATTAGCGGTAGCGGTGAATGTCTGCCTGACATACATCGTTTGCCCACCTCCCCCGCCACCCCCGCTACCGCTAGCAATCGGAGCCCAGGAGCTTCCGTCGTACCCTTCAAATTGATTTAGCGATGTGTTGTATCGAAGCATTCCTTGAGCGGGGGAGACTGGGCGACCCGTCGCTCCAGCCGTAGCGCCTACGGGCATCTTAATCGCACCCGATCCCGTGAAGGAGGCATCCCCAGAGACAGTTAGGCTAGTTGCGGATACAGAAGAAAGAGTAGAACTTCCGCTGGCTCCAAGGGTCGTGAAAGATCCAGAGTTTGGAGTTGTGGCTCCTATCGTTCCGTTGACGTTGCCACTTAGGTTGCCAGTAACGTTCCCAGTCACATTCCCTGCAACATTTCCAGTTACGTTCCCGGTCAATGCACCGCTGACTCCACCAGTAGCTGTTAGCAACCCAGTCACGCCAAGAGTTCCACCAACTGTTGCGTTGTTGGTGACAGTTGCCGAGTTCAACGTGGCCAACCCAGCCGAGGTCAAAGTGCCAGTAGAGTGAACCCGAGCAGTAGACAATTGAAGAGCCGACGCAGTTCCGTTGCCAGTTTCCACATTGGCTAGAGAAGCTGATATCCCAGTATTAACCCCACCCGTAGGGTCAATTTTTAACAACTCAATATAGGAAGCGTCTAAAGATCTATTAGAAAGAGTTGACATGACTTATGCTCTTTTTAGCGGTTGACATTTCATTGTCAAGATTATGTAAAGAATGGGATCTTGTACGTCGTCCCAGAGATTACTACAGATAAGAACCCCGCTGCTGGCGTGTCCCAGAATATCTTGGACGCCGTGGTATTTGTCGTCCACCCCAACAGAGTGGAAGTGGTGGTCGGCAGTGTAAGCGTTCCAGTATTCACGATCGAAGCTATGACTGGGGTGGTCAGCGTTGGGGAGGTCGCAAAAACCAAGCTACCACTTCCCGTCTCGTCGGAAACCGAAGACGCAAGTTGAGCGGAAGTTGCAGTCAAAGTGTTATTTGAAAGATTAATCGTCTTGATGGTTAAGGTATCGGTGGTTGCGCGGCCAACTAGGGTGTCGGTGCTGGTGGGAAGAGTGATCGTACCCGTATTGGAGATAGACGATATCACTGGCGAGGTGAGAGTCTTGTTGGTGAGAGTTTCGGTGTTGGCGATGGTAGCCAAAGTACCAGTCGTTGGGAGGGTGACATTTGTTGCGCCAGTAGACGTCAGAGTTGTGTTAAAAGCCCCGCTGGTCGTTAGGTTCCCGCCCAGAGTGATGGTTCGGCTGGCGTTGTTGACCCCAGTTCCACCATAAGTAGGGCTAACAATTGTTCCCTGCCAGGTTCCAGTGCCAATTGTCCCAACGCTGGTCAAGGAAGAGGCCGTAACACCAGATCCAAGAGTATTGTTTGAAAGAACGTCTGTTCCATTGACCTTGTATGTCTTCCCCGTAGATACATCAAAGTTCTCGGAGGATGTCCAGGCCGCAGTCGCATTGACCCAGTTGAGGGTTTTATCAGTTGCACCCTTAATCGTGATGCCGCCACCATCAGCAGTAGTGTTTGTGGGAGCCGCAACATCGGCAAGGATGACGTTCTTGTCCTCAACAACTAGGTTGGTGGTGTTGATGTTGGTCGTCGTGCCATTGATGGTGAGGTTTCCGCTGACCGTTAAGTCCCCACCTACTGTTGCGTTGGCCGTGACCGCTAACCCAGTGCCAGAAGCTTTTGTGGCGGAGATTGTATCGGTAACGCCAAGGGTGCTCGAAAGAGTGGTTGCCCCGGTAACTCCAAGGGTAGCCGAAAGGTTTGTAGCTCCCGTAACACCAAGTGTTCCAGTAACAGAAGTGTTTCCAGTAAGAGCCGTTGTCCCAGCAACGCCTAGGTTGCCACCAATATTGACGTTTTTCTCTACGCCCACGCCTCCTTCAACCACAAAAGCACCAGTATCTTTATTGGTAGATTGGGTTGTTGCCGAAATAGTTTGAGCCCCAGTAATCGAGAGGTTGCTGACGGTAGCTGTGCCGAGATAGAGGTTTCTCCAAGTCTTGGTGCTTGAGCCTAAATCATAAGTATTGTCGGTATTGGGGATAATGTGAGAATTGACATCCGCCCCAAAGACAACGTTGTCGGTATCAGCATCACCAAAGGTAATGGTTCCACCATTAGCCGTCAGAAGACCGTTAATTACAGCGGCTCCAAGTACGGTCAAAGACCCCAGAGTTGCACTTCCAGCTACCTCTAGCGTGCCCGTAGATTTTACGCTAGTAGTAGAGAGCTGAAGAGCTGAAGACGTACCGTCACCATCCTCCACAGTAACTAAGGTTGAACTAAAGCCGTCCGAACTTGAGGTTTTAATCAGCTCGGTGTACGAACTAGCTACTGATCTTCCTGTTAAACTGCTCATAGATTAATAAGTCCCCATAAGTTCATAGTATTCTTCAGCCTTTTCCCACTTAAACAACTCCCCTTCCCAACCATAGGCACATGGGGTTGACCCAAGAATCCCAAAATCCCAGGTATAAGTACTGATCCCAGACCAGGTGTAATTACTGGATCTGTTCCAATAAATACGACTATAGGAGACGTCAAAGGCAACATCGTTGTCACAGAATTGAATAGCATATGCTTCGGAGGGGGAACATGTTGTTGCAAAAATGGCCATTAGAGTATGGATTGCACATCCCCTAGAGCGAACGCGGGAGCTTGAACCCGCAATTGGTTTCTGGCTCCTCCTCGTGCTTCGGATAACTCCTTCTTAAGAATTATCTCGGATCTATTGGCATGAAAATCAGATACGTTTGGGTCTTGGGAAAGAATCGACAAAACCATTTCTTTCAAAGCCGGGTAGTTCCGAATGTCCATAGCGGATGTATCTAGGTTTTTGCGAAGCCATCGTTTTTTGACTAAGATATTAAAGCAATCGTCTGGGTAAGAGTTCCGGACAAAATAACGTCGTTTCCACGCTCCAGCGGAAAACACTTCTCCCCGGTCTATGAAAACATCTGAGCCAGTATTTTCTGCCGTGTTGTACCCAGTTCCGTTCTCGTGGTAATCGAAGTTGCGATCAAATACGTTGATGGGTTTATCCCCAATAGAAACTGCAAGAACCGAGCCAACCGCATTAGGAAGAATAACTTCTTGCGTTGAGTCTACTGTGATTTTGTAATGCTCGATGGTTCCAAACCATTTCCCTTTTGAAAAGAGTGTTTCCTCCGCCGTATTGAGAAGGTTGCTTAACTCCGTTTCAGACATTTTAAGGCCGTTGGGTAAATCAAACGCCAGCCTAGCCTTCATATTGCCAAGAGTTCCTGGAGTATAGGTAGTTAAGGCCGTGGAGTATTGTGCGTGGCGCTTACTTTCCATTTCGGTAACGAGATCTTCTTCAAGAATCTTTACCGCTTCGGCTTCATATTTGGAGGCTGCCTCGAGGTCGGCGGTCAGTAGGCTTAGCACCGCAAGCCTGACGATTTGGTAATTAGTAATAGCTAAGGTTGTTGAGTCCGTACTAGTATAGGTAAAAGTAGGAAGCGAGAGACCATCTTTAACGCCGTATCGGCCAGCAGACAGCAACAACCGTTTCTTCTCGAGCAATAAATCAATTGCTCGGTTGATTACGTCCACAAGTTTCCCATCTTCCAGCCTCAGGCCATCGGAAAGATCAAGAGCTAGTTTGGATCTGAAGTACCCAAGCGTACCATAGGCTGAATTTACTCTTTTTGTTTGGTAGTTGATTCTCCTCGCCGACTCAATCGCACGATCGGTTTTAACAGTAAGTCTTTCGATGGCCTTATTCTCCAAGGCTTGGGCGAGGTCGAGTTGGTTATTCTCCTCTCGATAAAGAGCTAGGATCATTAGTTTAAGGGCATCCAAGTCATCGATAACCAGCAAATCAGTATCAGCTACGGCGGCCACATAGTTCAACTTGCCAGTAACCTCAACACGTTCAGGGGCGTTACCCTCTATTGAGTAGGTTCTGAAATCTGAAGAGGACGAGATAAAGTTAAGCGAAAGGATGTCGCCGCTGTCCGCAAGAAACGCTTGAACGCTGTTGGTCAGAAAACCAGAAGCGGCAGTAGTTGAGGACACTTTAATGGCGCTTTCTAGACCAAATCCGCTGATCGTTGAGATATTCCCGGAAGCTGCTGGGAGGACGAATTGACCACCACTTACCGTTACTGAGTACCTAGCTAGAACACCAAGCCACGCGCGCATGCTATGCAAACGTCGCTGAGCCTCATTAATACGTGCTGTTACACGAGTGTCTGTGGAGCAAACTCCATTGTCCACATAAGGCGATAAAGCAGCCTTTGCTTCAATTAGGGTGACTGGCATTAGGAGACCTTAAAGACTTTGACTCTGAAGGTTTGCGATCCGGGGTCCACGGCTGTGAAATAATTACACCTTACGACAACGGTGTTAGCCGAAGAAACATAGCCATCGAAAATACACCCGCTAGTAGGGCTTGAGGAGAGACCAATAAGCACGGGATCGCCCACACTGGCTCCCGCAACAGATAGCGAAGTCGTGGCAGTATTGCCAGCGGTTGCGTACCCAAAGTCAAAAGTCACGGAGCCCTCAAGAATTACATTTTGCGTTGGTGTGGAAAGATATTGAGCATACAGATCAAGAAGTTGTTGGGGTGTTCCGTAGCATGTTTGAGGTGGGAGCGAACCAGAGATTAGGGCCATATCAGTATTTTATAACCCATTTTAAAAACACAAGAGGGGGTAGGTTTGGATGGCTGGAAGACGTAAGATCGGAAGTAGCATTGTTGGTAAAGGTATAGTTCCAGGTTAGGGTTAACTGGCTACCTAAGGAAGAATCCGAAGGCCAACGGCCAGATGTACTTCCATCTCCGCCATTACACCTATTGCCTTGCTCGTAACCCCCGCCCCAACTAGTTGACAAGCTATGTGTGTGAGTGTGGGGCTGAAGACCAACTTCTTGCCCTGACAACGTGTAAGCCTCTTGGCCACCCGTAGAACCAATGACCAGAGGGTTCACATTCCCAGGTCTTGAGTTGGCTAACCGTTGAGAACTCCCAACACCCCCCATAGTCTCGACGCCCGCAATAGCTCTCCCGCGCATGTCTGGGAGATTAAAGGTAGTCCGGCCGTCCCCCGACCCGTAATAGGTTCCCAATACTGAAAAAAGATCAGCGTAAAGTGATCTGCTGACAGCTTGACCTTCGCAAGAGAGCCAGCCATCGGGTATTGTACTCCCTGGAAACACGTAAATTGAACCCGGGAAATAGAAATTAACTGTACCAATTGAAGTAATGCCAGACCCAGAGGTTTTAATATTATTGCCAGCTTGAACTTTTGAAATTGTGCCGGATCCAGAAAAGTTGTTTAGGGTGGAGAGCTTAACTTTCTTTGAAACACCGCTAGTTGAAATAGGAAACACAGTGTCTCCGGTTCCGCTTACGATCTCGGGCAAATAAGATATTCTCATATTTTGATAATCCAGTTTAGTAGGAGAAAAGGTGGCATATTCGGATGAGCCGAAGCTGAAGACCCAGCCGACAGATCGGAGGATGTTTGAATTGTCAGAGACAACGAAGTACAAACCTCACCAGAAGTTGTACTAAAGTTACTTCTAGGATATCCAGTAGAGTGATTTGTGTTGTTTCCATAACGGTTTCTGTCAGTTGGAACAGAAAACGATCCGCTAATAGAATGGGTATGGCTAAGAAGCGGGGCTTGGCTTGCCGTTAATGTGTGTTGGATAGCTCCAGCCGTAGACCCCAATGTGGTTGCGTTACTTAAAGTAATCCTACCAGACGAACCAACGCCAGCCCCCATATCTTCCATTCCGAATACGGATCTACCAGACACGTTTGGCAGATTAAAGGTATTCCCAGATCCACCATATGTGTAACCAATACGATTAAAAAGATCGGGATAACTTGCGGTTGTAAGGCTCCGACCATTACATATCAGCCAACCGCTTGGGTCTGAGGAACCAGCGTAAAGAGACATTAGGCCCGGGCATGAAAACGAAATAGATCCAGAGATGGTGATTGGGTTTGGGTTGCAAACAAGACCAGAACCAGAAGATATTTCCCGAACTGTCCCTCGGTTAATGTATTGTTTTATCTGTAGAATAGAAATTTGTTTGCTTACCCCATTGTTAATGCACGGAATAACCGAATCTTCCGTTGGGAGGTTAGTTAAGGTTAAATCGGTTATTTTAAAATTGGCCATATTTACACCTTAATGAGGTAGCTCATCATAATCACAGGTGGCATATTGCTGTGCGAAAGAGATGCGTCGATACCCGCTAGATTTGATGTAGTTGCGGAGGAGGATATTGTCTTCTGGTTGCCAGGGGCAACCTCGCCAAGATTGGCAAAATCAGAATAATTTTCAGGAGGTCGGCAATCGGGATCGTCCCAATTTGCAGTATCGTTTCGGTTACCGCAAACTGACATAGAACCAGAAGCGGTATGGGTGTGACTCTTTGCGGGTGTTTGTTGGGATGTTATAAGATGGTTTTCGCTTCCACCAGAAGATGCTAAACTATAAAAGTTTCCAGAATTAAAGCTGGCTCCGTTAAGGGGACTTGAGTCACTTGAGCTCTGGGCTGGGCCAAAAGGAATACGACCACGAAGATCCGGGACGTTAAACGTAGAACTTCCATCCCCAACTCCGTACGTTGTAGCTATTACAGAGAACAAAGACGCATAGGTGCTTCGGGATATTGCTTGACCATTGCAGAATAACCACCCAGAGGGAACCGTGGAATCAACTCCAGAATACGGAACAATCATTCCTGGAAGGCTAAAAGAAACTGTAAGTTGCTGTGTTGGGCTACCTTGAGTAGCTATTGAAATATTCGTCCCAGCGGACACAGAGGTGACCGTGCCACCAGTTACAAGATTGATAACGTTCGACAGAAACGTCTTCCGAATTATCCCGCTTACTAGAATAGGGACAAGCGAACTCTGTGAGGGGTTGGTATCCTCAGCTAGGCTGCTGATGAGCGTCGGCATTAGTTCAGCTCCAGAAACTCGCCATCAACCAATTGAAAACCCGACTCGCTTGGGTTTTCTACGGCAAACTCAACTCCAGTATCATCGGTAAGATAATCTCGGACTTCAACAACTCCAGAGACAATATTGGAAAACACCCCCTGCTCACAGCCACATTCGAGTACTTCACAGGGTTCGCTCATGGGCAACCTCCACTAACTTTCTCAATAAGGCGAGAAGCTACAAACATAACCTTGGAAAGAGCGAATTGCCCCTCCCACTCAAAACGAAACTGAAAAGTATGTCCTAGTTTAGCCAGAGTATTATTGGATGTGACGCATTCGTTTGGCGGAGAAGGTAAGCGTATTTGGGAACGATACTGTTCCTTTACGTTTGCCGGTTGATAAGCACCGCAAGTGGATGGGGCTGGGATGGCGATTGGACTCTCCACAGCGCTCGAAAAGACTATAGTAAAGTCATCACCACTCCTCGTAACACTTGATACGGGCATGCCAGCGCTCGTCATAGAGGATTGGAGAGTGCCGGCAGTCGTGGTAGACCATGTTTGGAGCGAGGTATTCAGTTCCGCAAAAGAGGATCTTGTGTTACCCAGACGAACGTAGAATTGATCGGAGGGGTTTGTAAAAGATATTTTCCAGGTTGTCGCAAGCTCTTGAGTCTTTCCCGACAATTGCGTTGTGCTCGACCCAGCCATAGCAATTGTCGAGGCAATCCCCGTAATACAGGTTTCGACCTCTGCGCAGGTATTGAACGTATGCCAGTTGAACCAGCACGGGTTCTCATCGGGCCGCCAATAAGCGTTAACCATAGTCTCACCAGATAGCTCTGAGATCCAAAGATCGCCCCTCTCAAGCTTCTTTAGATTAAAGGGTGTTTTAAAATCAAAAGATCTTGTTTCAATCGCACATCGGATTTTTCGGCTGGAAACCCCAAGCGGAAAGTCAAAGAGAGCCCAAGGATAGCTCTCCCAAAGAAGATTGCTGTTTGACTCTGTGTCGTAAGCAAAAACAAAACACCTAGGAAGTCTGCGGGTAACTCCAGTAACAAGTTGAAGGGCATCGACACCAGTCCATACGCCGTCGAATACGGCGGCTCGTTTTTCGGCAAACGTACCCATTGAGTTAAAGTCTAGGACTCCAATGCCTTGGTGTGAAATAGGTCGGAGTCGAATTGGTTCGCTTTCAATATTATCATAGTTCTCTCTGGGGCTAACCGTGAAAAGAAGTCGGTTATCGAAATAGACAGCGGACGTATCGCCCAAAAGGCTTTCCGTATCAAAATCCATCACTGCGTCCATTTCGGTAGAAACTGGCGTCATATTGTAGCCATCCACCTGAGCTCGTGCGTGGCGATAAGTGCGCAGACCATCTAAACTTCGAAAGAAAAGGTCGTTGTTAATCGTCACAAGCGAACGATCGGAAACAAGCCCTATATTGTCGAGGGTCACACGTTGAAATCCAGAAAGAGTTTTCCAAGTATCTCTTGGGTTCGCTACGGCAAAAGAGACGGCCCCTTTTTCACCAAATACAAGTAAATCCCCCTGCCCCGTGTTGGTATCTGCAATCGGCTGGAAAACCATTCCTCGTATAGAACCCATCTGAGAAGGTATCTGGAAGTTTCCACCTTCGTTCAGATAAGTGGTCTCAGTAAATCTTAATAGGTCGGTTTCTGATCCGCTATTTGCCTTTGACAAATACCCACCTACACCAGCGCTGAATATGCCTACTGGGATAGTAAATTGAGTTGGCCCAACATAGGTTATCCTCCACGTCCCATTAATGTCTGGTGTGGAGCTGTGAGCCGAAATAGTGATTACATCCCCAGAGGACAAACTGTGGTTGCCACTAGTTGTAATAGTAGTAGTTGCATTAACCGAAGAGGAAGTAATTCCAACCTGATTGGTCGATCCTCCGTACACTATGTCCCCAGCGGTGAAACTATCTTTGTTGGGGTTCACAACAAACAAACGACCTTGGCCGTAAGCCATAAACGTACCAATTGGAACAGAAGAAATTGCTCCGATTGTATTTGAAGAACCAACTCCGACTTGGTATAAAACCTCACCATCAAAAACAAGTGGGCTATCAACACCATTCTGGATAATCAGAAATTTCTCGGCTTGGCAAAAGTAGACCTTACGAGTTGCATCCCATCGAAATGTTCCAGAGCTGTCTATACGAGTATACCCAGAAACTGGGAGTCTAGCTACATAGCCCTCAACCGGACGGATCCGAAAGACGTAGCCACCAGAGCAAGAGATTAGGCATGATTTTGTCGGGTCTGTCTTGTTGACGTAAAAGAAGGCGCCTTGAAAAAAATTACCAGTCTTCGTATTCGTTGAGTTTCGACCAGTAGTGTATAAAGCCAAGCTTCCAGAATAGTCGGGATCGTCAGTCAAAAAGATTTGTTGGAAACCAGGTCTTGTCTTAGCCCGACCGCCTCGAAAAGTAATATTAATACCCAAACGTACAGAGTTTGGGTCGGAGATTTGAGGAGCCAAGGATGAATCCATCCCGCGTGTCCAATTATACTGTCCATCATAGAGAGTAAGATCTGGGGAATCGGCCATAACGAAACTCTATCCTTTTCTCGGATTTCGCAAGACGTCCCAGTTATCTCTCCAGGAGGAGTTAGTTGCTAAGTAAATAGATTTTGTTTTGGGGAGTTTATGGCGAGGAATCGCAAACATCGCCTGAAGGGGAATATGATAAAAGATAAACGCGTCGCACTCCCTAGGTTTGTAGGTAACTTTTTCTTTGGCTACCTTCAGATAGGCTCCGTATCCGTACCCTGGGCCTCGGACGGCAAAGAACTTAAGTTTGTTTCTCGCCTTATGTTCTGTGGCTCCCATCGTGCTTTTGACCTGCACCCGAAGTAGCTTGCCTTTCCAGTCGGTTATTAAATCGTACCCCTCATCCACCATGGGAACGCTTACCAAAAAACCTTGTTCCAAGAGCTTGGCCGCAACTTGTTGAACGCCTATGGCGCCGATGCGAATGCTCACAACCAACCCTTCCCCAATACGTTAACTGCCATCCGTCGGCGCCTGTAAACCCCATCCCCGTCCCGGCTCCCGCCACCATTGGTGTTACCTTCAATTGTCACTAACCAATCCCCTTCGTTTTTTTCCACAAGGCCAACGTGCGCCACCCTACCCATCGAATTGAACCAGATACCGAAGACGTCGGCTGGCTTAAGCGGAACTCCCCTTCTCTGGCGATCCCAGGTTGGTTTCGAAAGAAATGTCGGGCTCCAAGCCGAGCGAGGGTAGGGATTGAATAGCGTTGACCCAAAGGCCTTGTCACCAACCCACACGATAAATGCGGCGCACCACGGAGCTTTTGTGCCTTCAAGATTTACGGATGCGAGGATCTGGTCCACCAGGGGCCCGTCGTTGTGTCCCGACAGTTCCCGAATACCGATACTTTTTCTGGCTTCTTCAACGACGAGTAGCCTCTGCGCCTCAACTCCTGGGCTAGCCAAAGAGTCGGAAAGAAACGCAAGAAAAAGCGCAACATATGCTACTTGCATGAGAGAATTGCGGCCAGAAGGAGAACACCATAGATGACGCAAAGCGTGAGCAACCGAGTGCGTGGGCAAGCTTCCTTCCAGTCATCTTTCAAAGCACCTTTGTCAATATAACGATCAAGTATTTTCCAATCCATCTGGAGGACAGACCAAGAGAGGAATGTGCAGAAAAGAAAACGTACTGCCCCAAAAGCGAGGACGTGAAGTGACCCAAGGTCAACAACCCCTGCGGTTGTATCAAAACCTTGAAGGATGGGCCCCAAGAAAAAGAAAATGATGATAGCGACGCATAGAGCCATCAACCCTTGAAAGTTGCTCCGAAGCCAACGTATCACCAGGGTATCCCCACAAACTTCCGAGCCACAAACATAGCTCCGCTAAAAAGGAATCCCCGGAATACCCATAGAACCAAAGCAATGATTGCGCCTCGGTAAATCCAAAGTTCTTTTAAAGCTTTTCTTTGTTTCTCCTTCCAGACAGCTGCGTCCTTAACGGCCTCGTTCTTTTCCTTAATGGCCTGTTCCAGAGCCTCGGTATTGGCATAACAAGCCTCTTTAGCGGCCTTTAATTGCGTCCTAGCGGCCTCTATATGAGCTTTGGCCTCGGGATTGGCTACGGCTGAGGCTGCGTCGAGCCTAGCCTCGGCAGTTGAGAAGTTTGGGTAACCTTTGCTAGAAACTGTGGTGCAACCAGAAAGAATGAGACAAGCCAGGATCGTTGCGGCGCCCATAGCTAATTTTGACATACTTTTGTCTAGACGCAACAGAGGTTATTTGACTCCCAATTTGTCCCACAACCAGGTGCCAATCACGGAAGCAATAAACCCAATCCCGCCAGCCCAGCCAAACGCAACGTTCATATTCTTCTCTACGTGCCGGAGCCTGCCGTCGTGACCGGAAAGATGATCGTCGTGCCGCTTCAACAAGTCGGCAATACCATCTAATTTTCCGTTAATCGCGGCTAGCTCTACTAGTATTTCGTTTATTTCCTTGCGAGGCATGTATTTTATCCAGTTTTGTAAGTCTCTTATTTAGCCGATCTCGGACTGCTTCGGGGTTTAGCCGAAAGCCGCATACCCGAAATAAGTCTTCCGTCATCCCAAAGAACTCACGGAAGTGTTCTGGGGTGAACGCCCAATCCGGCTTCCGCTTTGCTTTACAAGGTGATATTGCAAGATCGAGATCCGCAATAGCTTGCTCGGCAATAGCCGCAGTCAGATCAAGCCATCCCCGCACTTCCACCTGACTTGGTTTCGTTCAACCCCTGCTCAACTGCGTTTTCAAAAGAAGCATCCTTTTGGATCTTTGATCGCTTGATGGTAGAAGCCATACGAACTTCATTCCCTTCAATCGCTTCGAGAATCATTTGGCCTTTGGTGTACTGAACCCGAGCAACAACTTCAAAGGATTGCCCTGGCTGTACACCTTCTGGGGGAACAAAACCATTGGGAACCGGAAATACTACAAGGTCTTTGGAGACAGGCGTTTCTTGTGCGCCAGTCTCGTCAGCGACTTGTTTGCTTTTTGGGACTACGACTTGATTGGCCAGCATAAGAATAGGTGAAGGCCCCTAGGGGGTAGAACCCTAGGAGCCTTCATTAATTACTTAGGCGTTTAGGTTTTTCAGCATCAACCTAATCAGGTTGATAGCCGCAATTTGCTCGGCTTCGCTTCCAGTTGTTACGGAAGTCGACAACGTCGTGAGAGCTGTCGAGTCAACCGTGGAACCAGAGGTGCCCCACTCCTTGCCACCGTTAAGGGCGGCGCGGAGGTTGGCAGCTTCAACCTGATCCAGCGTTTTGTTAGAGATAGGAAGAGCCATATGTATGTTCTCCTTTCTCTAATTAGACGATGGTGTTGCGCAAGTGACGGATCACGTAACCCTGATGCGGGAAGATAGGCTTTCCACCGTTGCTGAATACAGCACGGAAGTAACCCACGGTACCGTCCGGATTTTTCTCGCGATCGAGGATGTTCCTCCAAGTGAACTCACCACGATAGTTTTGGGCGTTGAACTCCATCCCTTCGCCAATGCTCAAGGGCTTGGGGACCAAGCTCGTGAACACGTCAGGAACGAAGATGATGGTGTCTTCCCACGCAGCGTTCAAGTAGGCAGTGTTGAGCTCATACTTGAAGCCTTGGCGGGCATTACCAAGATCATTCGCAACCTTGATGAACGGATAGACGCGTGTGAACGCACCACTCGCCCAGCTGTAACGGGGAGCAAACGCATCAACCAGGTGATGGAAGTTGCGGTAGCTGCGCTGTACGCCGAGGGGGGCAAGCAGTTCGCTAACCCGATCGCTCCAGCGGAAGTCCTGACGGATATCCGCATTGGCTCGGATCAAGGAATCGCTGCTTTCGGGCGACATAATCGCTAAGAATACAGGGGCTCCGTTCATCCGGTCGTAGGCATTGGCACCTGCTCCGTTACGGAGAAGATCCATATACACACGATCAAGCAGGTTCTGCGTCAACTGAGTTCCAGCCGTGGTAGCCGCGCTGGTGGCCAAGAAGCTGGAACCAGTCGTGCTACGAGCCGCACCAGAGATCGAATAATCGAACCCAGAGGCAGAGGTAGTATCGGTGGTGGCAGTCAACTTGTTCTGAGCGATCGAGATGTACTGATCGCGATAGCGCTGAACCCAAACTTCAGAGGTAGATTCGGTAAGAATCTGCATGATGTTGGAGAGCTGTTCTTTCCGTTTCACCGGGAAACGCAGATCGTTCAGCGAGATGTTCGGGGATTCGAGTGCCGCATGCGACAGCCCATAAGTCCGAAGGGTCTGACCGAAGTCAATGGTCCCACCAGAAGCAGGGAATGAACTGGCAGAGGACGAGTCATTTCCGGTATTGTTGAGGGTGTTGGTTCCAGCCGCGAAGTCCGATGAGCCATAAGCTGCACCGTTCTGCGACACCGAGTTCCAGCTAACCTTAGCCGAACCATCAGTGTTGTAAGGAAGCGAACGCTCGTAAACCAGAACGGAAACGGTGTCACCCATCTCATCCGGCCAAGCATCTTGTTTCACCAATTTGAGCCAAGGGCTCGTGTCTACCGTCTTGCGATAAATATCGTCACCGATGCGGGAACTTTCAGAAACCAGCAACTGTTCGATATTCGTATATGTCGTAGCCATATAGTTAAATATCCTTTCAAAAGTGAGTTAAGAAACTGTAAGCCCATTGCCAATCGGTAATGGCAGTTCCTATGTTTGGTTCCCCTGGCGGCATCCCAGAGCTTTTATTGCCCGCGCTTGTTTTGGTTTTGGCTAACGCGGTGTCGGCCCGCGGATACGACCATGCCAATTCCTAACAGCTAAGGAAATCGTAACCCATTTTGAATTATGTCAATACCTAATTAGATACCGTCAGGAACACTCGGAGCCACAAACTGCACCGCATCGGACTCATCGTTGGTCGTAGCTGCTAGGATCAATCCCTTGCACCGCAGGTATTCGTTGCGGCAAGCGGCGATGTAGGACTTGATCGCCTCGCACCGTTCTTGCGAGTAGATGCCGAGAGCGGCGTTTTGTTGCGTGGATTCGTCTAGGCCAGCAGATGATATTGCTAGACTTGTTATTTCCCTAACAAACTCAAGTTTTGCGTTTTTGCTTTCATCAAGAGATGATTCAATAGTTTCAACTAAAGTACCATTTTGATAAATCTGATTTCTCATTGATACCTCACATATATACAAGGCTGAGCTTGATTTGATATTGTTGGAGAAGCGGAGCTTGGAAATGTTGAAGATGATATTGAAATTACAAATGGAAAATTAACAAAGCTCAATGTGCTTCCAGACAGATCAACTCCGAAGAAAAACGTATGCAAGGATTCGGCGGATTGAACTACGCCTCTAAATTGATTGTTTGTTGCCGAACCAAACAAAGCTGTATAATACAATCCAGCATTGATTGAAAGTGTGGATGTTAAGACAACTGTTTTATTAGCATTGTCATCGGTTGTTGCGGTTGTGGTAAAACTATTTCCAGTTGATGCTGTGAGTAACGTGCTTGGCTTTCCGTCTGAATCAGAATCGTATAATGCAACATAGTTGGTAGAATTTGTAAATTGCTGTGCAAGCCTTATTGATAGCGCGTCTATTGTTCCTGCCTTTAGGAAGATTGGCGTACAATATGCTGTTGTTGGGAAATTCGGATAGGTTGTAATACCATTATCACTTCTTGCTCCAACTGGCGCATAAAGCCTTGTTGAGGCAAATGCCGTGATGTTTGGACGGATTAAAGCTGGCTTAAATGTTGCGTCACCAGCAAGACAAGTGAATTGGTTCCGTTGAGCAGGCGCAGGAACATACCCAGCCGTGCCTCCGCTGGAACTGGTAGCTCCAACTAGATTCGATGGACTGCCGCCGCCAAGGAACCCCATACCTTAACCCTCCCAAGCCACGAAAGCCTTACCTGTCGTAGCGCATAATACGTTGATCGCTTGTGTAGGAATAAAGCTGGTCTCAAAGATCATCCCGCCCCCGTTTGCGGATAGAAGCAATCCAGTGGTGGTAGTTGGCGTATATCCAACACCAAGATACATCGCAGTGTCGGAGATATTCTGAATTACAAAATACTTTCTGGACGAGTTGGATGCCGCAACCTGTTGCGAGGTTCCTCCTGTCGTGATGGTGGACGAGCGGGTAGTAATTGTTCCAGTGGAGGAAAGCGCAGTAACGCTTCCGCTTACTGGCACTGCCGTAGCCCTGAGTTGAGTATCTGTTAGAGGTTGCGAAAGCCCAGTATTTGCAGTGATTGTTCCGCTTACTGGAACGGTTCCGTTAATGTTTGCATTAACCCTTCCGCTTGAATCCACGCTAACCGCACGGAGATTAGTGCCATCTGATCCTCCGTAAAGATTTGCGGAAGTCGGGGCTGTTGATCCAACCGTACCAGCAGAAGAAAGATTAACGTCTAACCTGCGAGCGGAGCCAAATACAGTAGAGGTGATTGCGTTCCCAGAACCATCACGGGTATTTGAATCAACCGTTCCGCTTCCAAAAGTAGTAATCTGGTTTCCACTCCCGTCAACAACTTGAACGGACAAGGCTCTTTGCGATCCTCGTGCCGATGAAGTCAAGGCGTTGCCTGATCCGTCTGCAATACTTGAACTTACCGCCCCGCTAATGGGAAGTGGGTTGGAAGAATCGTTCTTGACCTCTACTTCGTTGCTAACAGTAACAGTCCCAGAAGTGATCGTAATGGACCCACTACCCCCAATATCGACCGGAACCCGTCCACTACTTAAGGCGGGAAGCTTGCCGTCGATGCTGCTAAGGGAACTGTTTGCAGTAGCTTGATTTGCCGCGGTGGAAACCCCGGAAACTGAAACTGGAACAACCGAGGCACGAAGCTCGGAATTGGTCAAAGGCCCATCGACGGTCAGGGAACCGCCATTGTCGGTGACGGCAAGACTGGCGTTCTGCACGCTGACGTTTTGCGTGGACGGAAAAGTGACCTGAATATTCTCTAGGGCAGACAAACTCGTGGTCCCCAACTCCACCGTGCCGTCGACGGTCAGGGAACCACCGTTGTCGGTGACGGCAACCGTGCCGTCAATTTGGTGATGCGGCGTATGCTCCCCTCCAACTAAGGTTGTCTTGAGAGCCTTTGTCAGCCCAACTGCGTCTTTGACATCTAAACTCATAGGGCGGTGGCAATGTGGGAACTATTTTGAGGAAGGCTGAAGTTCAATTGGCCAAAAGAAGAAACAATCGCAACCACCAAATCGGCCGACCCAAACAAAACTCCACGCTCCCAGAGATCGGTGGCGGAGTTGTAGGCCAGAAACTCGCCAGCCAAGGGGTTGGTCGTGGAAACATCCGACAGGCTGTCCAAGCTTGAGCTACTTGAGCCATCTGGAACAAAATCAAGATTGGCTGTGAAAGGGTTAAACTTGTAGGGCATTGCTAGGAGTTTAACTCTTGGCCACCGAAGTCAACTGGTTGGAGCCGTTATAAGTCAGCGTGAGAGTGGCGACCGCATTTCCATTTTTACGATAAGTTACTATTCCAAAATTCCCGGCTCCGTCGTAATTGGAAAGTTGGATCGTGTCGTATTCAGGTATGGAAAACCCGTCCTTAATCGGGATGGGGTTACTACTGTCATTTTTAATCTCAACCTCATTGCTAACCGTAACGGGACCCGTTATGGTTGTGGCTCCGGTTTTGCTCTCAATCTTGTTTAAAAGACTGACAGCCTTCCGTAACGAGGCGTCCGCCCCATCATTGATGTAGGGCGTGTCGTCCATCTAATTACAAACCCTTTTCGAGCGCCTCCAAGAAACTCAAACCCCTGTC